CTGGTTCGCCTTCTCTTATTGCTTGAGTAAATTGTTCAAGTTTTATCTGTTGTTTCTCTGCACTTGCAAGCTGAGTTGCATTATTTATTTCAGACTCAAGATGGCTGTTGACCATTTTTCTTGCATCAAAATCTAGATTTGGTGTGCCTCCCTCAACAGTCTCAACACCCCCAGGTCCAACAGCTCTATCTTTTGTAAACAAAGGAACAATATCTTGAACAGCTTTCTTCTGTCCAGATGTCATATTTGGGATATCTGGCATCTTACCAGACTTAATAGCTGATATAACTCTTCTAAGTTCTGCTGTATTTAGTCTGCCATTTTCTGTAAAAGATTCTATGAGATTAGATGAAACAGAAGAAGCAACTATCTTATCTATTTGTGTATCAATTTTATTTATCTCTGGTTGAGTAAGTATTGGCTTCTTTGACCTGACAGTTTCACCATCAACAGTCTTTTCTACAAACTCTGCACCTCTTGTTCTTATTTCATTCTTGAGTTGTTGCGCTAGTTCAATCTTTGATGGAATGTTTGTGAGAGCGTTAAGGTCTGCTACAAACTTATCTTGCCTTTCTCCACCAAGTAAAGATAAATAATCAACTCTCTGATTATATGCTTGTTCACCAAGAGATTCTATAAGTTCAGCTTCGTTTGTTGCAGTCTGCTGATTTACATAATTATTGATAGCATTTTGATTTGCGACCATTGATTTTACAGCTGAGTTTAAATCACTACGACCCTCTTCATAAGCGGTAACATGTGTGAGCATTTCTTTTATTTGTTTATTATGTACTGCGGAAACACCTTCTATATTTTTGAAGGCGGCACCATTAGCAACCTGAACTATTGTCATGTGAGGCTTGAGGTCTTTTTCACTATATTGACGCAGTATTCCTTTTATTCTGGCAACAGCTATATTTGACTTGTGACGTTTCTTAAATTGATTTGCGTTTTCTGCTTTACCACCAGTAAACTGATGGTCACTATTAGATGTACTATGAATATCTTTTAGCTTATCTCCAGTTGGATTATCAGCTTCTTTTATTAATTTTTGAACTGTAGAATGGTCACTTGTTTCAGCAATTGATTGCTCATTTTGTACAAAGCTCGTTTTAATACGAGCATTATTCATTGCACCAATCTGCATTTGATTGTTTGCTTGACGTATTAGTAAAGTATTCCGAACTCCAGAAGTATAAGAAGTTCCGTAAGAAAGTATTTTGTTTTTATATTCGCCTTCATACTTTGATGCTAGCTCATCGGTAAACTCCTCAAGCATAGCACTTGCTTTGCCCGGATTGAGTGGAAACTTAGCTTGAGCATTTGCTCCTTGCTCACGAAACTTTGTTTCAAGAATAAGACCAAATCTTTTTGCGGCTTCTGACTTAATTACATTTTGAGCAATCATACCATAGCCTTTAGCTGGTAAGTCTGCCAGCAACTCTGTCATTACATTCTTTGCTTTACCAGTCTCAGGGTCGATACCAAATATTTGGTCATCACTTTTGCTCGAGATGTAATCACGACCACGCTCTTCTGCTTGGTCTGCCGCAAACTTAAATGCATCGTTTGACATTTTACTTACAGCATTTGATATCTCACCAAGAGAATTAGCGACACTCATGTCAGCTCGGATTACTCCTATCTCACCAGTTCTTACTTGTCTTCTATATTTTGCAACCATAACAACCTACATGCTTCTATAAAAATCACCAGCTCCACCAACAATTGTACTTAGTGCAGAAACTTGAGATGCTCTTAATGCGGCATCACCAGCACGCAATGCTCCCAACCTTCTCAATCGTAGCTGTTCCATTTGTGCAAGACCTTGAAAGTCGAGCCTCTTGATATCAGAACTAGCTAATGACTTTTGAGAATCCTTAAATGCTTTCAATGACCTATCATCATCTCTGTTCATGAAAGCAAACTGTGCTTCATTTACTTCTTCTGCTTCGTCTAGCTGGTCAAGAATATCATTGTGCGCTTCCATAGTTTGTATCTTACGCTGTACTCTCTCTTGCTCTAGCTGTGCCGCTTCCATTTCTTTCTGTCGTTTTATCTCTTTACCTCGAGCAATCGTTGCGCTTGCGCTTAAGAGAGAACCAGCAAAACCTAATATTGCGAATGGATTCATTAGAATGTTACCTCTGCTACCAATGAGTTGACTTGTAATGACAACGGAGCTGACTGACTTATTGTTACTTGTGGGTCTTTAGAATATCCCAACAATCTAAATTCTTTCTTGCCAGTTACAGCTTGCCTTGCCAAACTTAAATCATCAGTTACCTGACGAATAATAAGATTTTTATTATTTACAGATACTGATAATGTATTTGATAAATCTAGTATTACTTTGTTCATACTTCTTGGCTCTCCAGTCATTGGACCTTGTTGTGCCAGTGTATCGATTGGATTTGTTTTTAAAGTAACGTCAAACTTAAATCCTATTTCTGCTGATGAAAGAGAGTTGTCCACAGCTGATACATCGATGTTCCCACCAGCCACAGTAAACTGACCAAGATAATGAGTGCCAGAGACCACATCGAGGACTGCACCGTTAGCAAAATCAGAACTGACGGAGAAGACTCCGTTAGAGCCAGAATATGTTTTAGCCATATCAGTATTAAAGCTACTGTCAAACTCACAGAGAATATATTTATTTGTACCATCTCCCTTATCAAACTTTACTACAGCATACACTCTTGTATCAACTGTGCAAACAGAATGAAATGTTCCTTGACTGGTAAACTGTGTCCAGCCATATCTTTGTTCACCCCTATTAGAATTGAAAACACCAAGAGTTCCATTAGCATCTACAAGAAAATAATAACTTTCAGCTCTGTCTATACCACCAGCAAGAGTGCTGGCTTGTATCGGATTCTGTATCAAATGAGAAGCAAGGCTTGATATCGGTTGTCCAGTATAAGCATTTTGTCCATCATCAAATAGCATCTCTCTTACTATCTCACCTGAACCTTGAACATAAACAGTAGCACCATCAAACACATAGGGTCTTACGAAAGAAGAACCAAAAGGTGTTTGTCTTTTGATTGTAGCATTTGTAGGGGTTGTAGGCTTCTCAACAAAAGCTGGTACAATAAATTCATCAGTAGATGTAAAAGCTTGTAAGTCTCTGTTTGATACCAGATGTTTGATTGTATTTACTTCTCCGATTGCGGCACGAATATCAATAGAGTCATTATCGCTACCATCACCTATATCAAAGTTAAAAAACTGATTTGATTTACTTGCCCACAATCCGTCAGGTTGTGCAATAGTTCCAGCATACCACAATCTATTTTGATGAAATGTAACAGCTCCAGGAAATCCTCGAAGAACAGAATAAGACTGTTCAGACCAGTTCGTAGCTGGCGCATGTGTTTCAAGGAAGGGAGTGCCACCACCAGCTACAGAGTCGTTTGCATTTGCCGCCGCATTAAAAGTAAAAACATTATCATCAATTACTTCAAGAACTGTTCTTGAGCCATTGAGATTGCTTGCGGCAATGCCACCAACTGTATTTGCATTTGATACCACAAAAGCATCACCAGCAGAGAATCCATGATTTACTAACGTAACTGTAACAGTAGCCACGCCATTGTCAGTCCGAAAAGAATCAACTTTGAGTTTTTTCTTCAAAGTAGCAAGAGCATTACCAGTTGCCTGAGTTGCTGACTGAACAGAAGTAATTGTTATTTCTTGGTCATGGTACTTTATTGTAAGACCAACATGTTTAGAATCAGGATAGTTACCACCTGATTGTGAGCCAGTTAAATCCCAATAGGGTTCACTTGTTGTTAGGGTAATGCCGTTACCAGAACTTGCTGATGGGTCAAGTGTAACACCCAAGTCTTGGAACTGAAAGTAAGGCTGGTAAATCTTTGCACCAGCAGATTGTGTATCAAATGTTTTTGTCTCCATTTGGAATGATGTTAGTCCAGTACGCACTAGCTTACGCACCATAAATGTTTGATGTGCTATAAACATAACATCACCAGCTTGTGCATAGGTAACTTCATGCATATTTAAATTAGTTATTGGTATTGTTGCACCACTTGAGTCAGCTGTAAGAGTTGCCGCTAACGTAACATTGTTGCTTGTGTCGATTTGGAATACTCTTATCTTCTGATGCTCTAAAGAAACAATATATCTTTCATCATCAGAAAATATAAATGGCACCAGCCTATGTTGCTGGACTTTTGCAGTATCAATTGATGTATCAAACTCATATATCTTTTTGAGACCAGCGCGTTTGATAACACCACCTTCTGCTCTGAGAAAAAAGTTCTCAATCTTTTGTGCTGAGTTATTGTATACTCTTGTATCTGTTCTCGATATCAAACTAGGACTAACTTCACCAAACTGAAAGTTTGTAAGAGGTACTCTTGCTTTCTGCATTAGCTTCTCCTAAAAGCACTAAATCTTGTTTGAGGTATAGTCCTTGTTGTTTGTTGTTGTGAATCTATGTTTCGAGCTTTCAACATAGCTCTGTCTGCCATCGTTGACATCAACTGCATAAGCTGTCCATCTCTTGCAATCGAAGTAGCAAAAGCAGAAGCCAATCCATACTCAAGAGCAATAGTAAAATAACTTGGAAAGTTTTCTTCTGTCGCTCGGAATGTGAAGTCAGCAATAACTTCATCTTGAGTTGATGTATCAGCAAATACCATGTCACCATATATTTGATATTGAATTTGTGCATCGTTTACAGTAACGGCATGAACCAGCAATGTATCTGCTGGTAATTGATATGCAAAGTCATATCGACCAGTTGGAGCATCTGTCAATCTGTTTAGAACAGCTTGGTTAGTTGCAAATCTCCAGCGAGTATTAGATAAAGCACTACGGCAGATATCTTCATAGAGACTCCCAGCTACTAATGATTCTGTTGTACCATCAGTAAAAGAAGTTATCGGTTCAGCTCCTATCAGGATAAGAGCGCGACTCGATATATCTATTGCGCTATCTGCCGCAGTTGAAGTCATTAGTCGCCGTCAGTTTGTGCGATGACTTGACCATCTGATATATCAACAACTGTTCCATTGTTAGATACACATACACAATGATGATGTGTTGGTGTATTGCTATCATGAACAACAATGATATCGCCAACTCTAATCATGTTTGCGGCATCATTAAAATAACCTGAGTTATTTACAGTTCCAATAGCATCAGTTGATGTATAGGAGAATGTTCTTTTATTAGAACTAAATGAATCTAAAGATAGATTTGCAGCACTAAAAGCCATGTCAATACCTCCTATGTGTTATTGTCTAAGACTTCATAGATACCATTGTCATCAATGACAGTAGCACCCATAGACATCATAGACGTTGCAAGATGTGACGCTCTCTCTGGAACATAGTTAAGTTCCGTTTGAACATCAGAGTTAATACCAAGACCTACGGCTGTAGTATGATATGCCATATTCTTTCCAGCTGTGATTGCCGCAGTTGAAAAGATTTGGAAACCAAGAAATTGTTTCATGGTCATACCACCAGCAAATGGTAGATTCTGCTCACCCACAAAGTCGGACGATGCAAACTCATTTATGTTAAATAAATCTGCAAAACCCTTTGGATGCATTGCAAGATATCTGCCACCATCTTCAGGGATGTTTGCAGTACCGAAGGTTTCAAACAATGTCAACAAGTCTGCTTTTTCAACAGCACCATTTGTGTCATGAATCTGAGTTGAGTTTGCACCAGAATCCATTGCTGTATACAAAATCTCATCAGTCTTACGACCAAGAGCCGCCGCCGCTGAAGTCGCAACTGCTTGTCTCTCATTGATATTTGTTTTTAGCTCATCCAATTTGTCGATGTATTCTGCGGCATAGAAGTCACTCATTGTCGCCTCGACGTTTGTATGCGCTAGTTCCATGGGAGTCACAAGACCATTTCTGGACTTGGTACTCGCACTACCAGTTCCAATCTTCTGGAAACGTACAACGTTACCAGTCACATTGTTTGCCATTCGTACAGTGTTTCTTAGCTTAGAACCCATACGCTGATAAGCAAGGTGAACTTCAGATTCGAACTGCTTAATAAAGGCTGTGTCAATAGTATTAGCCATATTAGCACCTCATAAGTTAAGTTTCAGTTTCCGCTTCCGATTGTCCTTTGCTATTTTCAACGAAGTTATCCGTATAGGGCTTCTCTAATGCAGTACGGGTCTTTCACTTAATCTATTATTAGACTCAAATTTATTCAAATTGCAATAGAAAACTCGCACAAACTCATGGTCATTGATAAAATACTGCTGATTTTCTACCTGAAAGCCTATCCATTTCAGCCATCTTATAGTTTTTTCATGGTCAATTGGCACATAATTCTCAACTACATCGTAGCCTATAGCAAGAAAACTAAGTATAAGTT